TCGCCCAGGCCGACGAGCGCACGCTGCACCGGGTCGAGCTTGAGCCCGCTGGCGTCAGCCGTTACCCGCAACGCCAGTGAGAGGACATTAGCCATGACCCAACTGCCTACGCAACTCCATCAGTGCATCGAGGTCTTGCTGCTGATGATTCGGAGGCTTTTCAAGAGGAACGAAATCGGCTGGTTTAGGAACGCGATCTTTTGAGTACGGGGCCAGCACTGATGACGCAATCAAACCGACTTGCTGCCAATCGTCAGGTAGTGCCTTGTAGTAGCGGGTGTAGGCCATCCACTCGGTGAGCTCCTGCGAATCCATCTCGCGGCACAGACGAGAGACGGGCATCTTCAAGAATCCCGCCAAGGCAAACAGGAACCTCCGCCCCGGCGAGATGTTCAAAATTTTCCCGCCTGCTCTACGGCATCCTCCTGCATGTAGTTGTGCTTCATGGCGGCATCGAACAAACGCGACATCACCGATCCGCTCTTGTTCGACAGCGCGGCAATCTGCTCGCGGCTGAACAGGAGCTTCCCGTCCTCATTGCAGATCACGCGAGCGAGATACTCGGTGCGGAAGTTATCAACGCCGGTCTCTCGCTTGCCAATCCACATCCGTTCGTAACTGTCTCGCTCGCCCACGCTCATCACTCGGATGTAGACGCTGCCCCCCCACTCGGGAACATCGACTTCCAAGAGTTTCGCGTCATCTGCCTTGAGGATCTGCTCTGCTGTCAGGATCGCCATGCACTTTCTCCTACGGGTTTGACGGCGCACCAACCGTGTCCATGATTCTGAAGGCGTAGTCAAACCTCACGGCGTCGTTCACCTGCACCGCAGCGATGCGATCCATGAAGATGCAATCGCGAGAAAACAGATTCACGACAGGTGCGGCGGTAGCAGTCGATGCGCGGCACAGCACCTCCAACTGCTTCCGGCGGCCGTACTCTGACTCGGCCAAAACCGCAGTCGAAAAACTGGCGAGCCGCACCGTGCCCAGAGAGAGCGTCCATGTCCCGTCTCGCTGAAGCGGGAGACCTCGCTCTTGATTGAGCTCGATCTCGCGGACTTCCACGAGGGAGACGCCGCCCCAGGTGATCGTCATGCCCTGTGCCGGGATCGCCACGTTGGCCTCCCGTCACATCTAGCGAGCGACCGTGATGACGCCCTGGCCCCGGATCGCATCGTTGGTCGCCAGCGTGAGCGTCGAAGACTGCACGGTGTAGAAGCTCGCCGTCGTGCCGCCGACAAGGATCGCGCCTGCAACAGAGAGCTTGTACGTACCGGTCGATCCGTCCGCGATGACGATCTTGCCGATGTAGTCGAACGTAACTTGCCGACCCGAGCCGCCATCCTCCGCAGGAACCACGAGCGGCTGCGTTAGCCGGGCCGCAAGTTCGCCGGTCGTTTGCCCGAGGTGGGCAACGTCGATCTGAGCATCGGCACCCGCTGCGGGGTTCGTGTTCGAGATGACGATGTTCGTGACGGTGTAACCCTGCACACCCAGCGTGAGTTGAGTGCCAAGGCTCGTGGCTCCACCGGATGCGGTATCGTGCGGGGTCGAGAATGACACGGGCTAGATCTCCTGCCAGAGAATGGTGTAGGTCTGCGTCACGCTGTAGACGGCGGGTAACTCGCCACCGGCCAACTGCACGAACCCGTCGCTCTCACTGAGAAGCGACACGTTTCGCACTGAAATCCAGTTTCCCAATGCCCCGTTGAAACCATCCAGTGTTTCCCGGCAGCGGTCGGCGAGTTCCCTTACTCCCTCATAAGTCGTGGCGTACATATCCACGGCGAGCGTCACGGTCGCGATTCCAGACGGGCCGGATAGGGTCGCTTCCCGCTGCACCGCCTGCCGCCGCCACGTAACGAACGGGATCGCCGCCGAGGCGGGGGCGATGACCGGGTAGACCCGATCCCCAACTAAGTCGGCCACGAGCGGGGCGGCAGCCAGGGCGTCAGCGAGTAGACGTTCGGGCGATTTCACGCTCATGTGCCGATAGTCCCCGAGGATCGCTGCGAGAGGGTGTCGAGGGCTTGCTCCAGCGAGAGCCGTAGTTCCCGCTGGAGGATCTCGGCAACGGTCGGCTGCGTGCGTCCCCAGGCAGTCTTCAGCGGGGGCTGACCGTCACTGCCGCCGACCGGCATCGCCGGAATCGTGATCGGCTGACGAGACTTCTTGAAGAACGCGTTCGGGTATCCCGGCTCGGTGATGAACCCTGTCTCCCCCGCCCGAAACTTGTTGATCTTGAACGGCCCGAGCTCGTTGTAGCTGCTCGCGTAGAAGTAGGAGTTCGGGTCTTTCACGAGATGCCCGGCAACGCCGTGCCCGCGAACCGAATGCCCCTGCACGGTGAACGTCTTGCCTTTGCGGGTCATTGTGTACGTGCGTCGCTCGAAGCCCGGCTTGTTGTAGCCGGGGCGGTTGTATTCCTTTGGCGGCGATGGCAGGCGGATTTGCCGGGGCTGCGTTCCCTCTTCGAGCCACCACTGGTGAAACGCCCGATCCGGCCCCTTGCGAACAGTGCCGCCTGCCGCACTCTCGGAGCTCGAAAGCCCCGCCCGGCGAAAGCCCAGCACCGCGACGGCCGCCCCATCTCGCGTGTAGGCGATCACCTTCTTCGCCACCGCCCGCCGCAGGTTGCCGGTCGGCCCGAGCGGCGTAGTTTGCTTCAACGCTTGGAACGCTGGCTCGATCGCCTTCGTCAATGCGGCCTTCAAGATGCGGGCCTTGTCCGCCAGCGAGAACAGACGGCCGATGTCCTGCTGCAACTGCCGCAGTTCAGCCATCTCGGCGGTGATCTCGATTCCTGCGACAGCCATCAGTCCACCCTCTCTTGGCACAGCAACTCGTGCTCGCTGCGGTTCGCGTGTTCGAGCAGCGTCGTGATCTCCAGCACCCGACCACGCCACAGAAGCCGCATCGTCTGCACAAGCCCTGTCACGTACCGCAGCCTCACGCGGTGCGTGCCGTCGGTCTGCTGCTGCCCCAAGAGCAACACCTCGCGAGACGAAAGCCCTTCGACGCTCGCCCACCGCGTCGCGAAAGTCGCCCATTCCAGGGTGCTCTCCCCGAGCGAGTTGCGTCGCTCGGTCGCCTGCTGAATCGTGATCCGCTCGCGAAGGCGACCGGGGTCAAGTGCCATACATCACCAGCGTGTAGGAAGAGGTGCCAGCGGTGCCGAACACACTAATGGAGAACGAGGCAGTCTCGATCGCTTCGGAAACCGCAACCTGTCCCGCTCGCGAGTAAATCGTCCAATCATTCACACCACACCCGCCAATGCCGTCGCACGCCACGAGCGTCGGCCCGCTCGCCTGGAACGCCACCCGCGACACGCTGCCGAACGAGACCAGATTCCCGGCTGCGTTGCGGTAGGTCGTGGGGGCGACGGGCACGCTCACAACCGCCGTGCCGCACGTTCCCGACACGACCGCTACCTTGCCGTCGGGATACTCGGTGGCGGACGCAAGCGACACGAGCTTCATCCGCTGCACGCCTGTCGCCGTCGTGCGGTCGGTGAAGTCAACGTCGATCACGAACTTGCCGCGAACGTCGCTCATGCTCGTGCCTCATGTTCCATAGATCACGAGCGTGTAGGACGCGGTGCCGGATGTGCCGATTCGGCGCACGCTCAAGGATGTTGGCGTCGATACATCGGTGACGCAGGCTCGGCTTCCACTGGACAAAAGCTGCTGATCTTCGCCGTCAGCGTTGCAGGACGAAGACGAATCGGCTGCGAATGCAATGCGAGATACAACCGAAAACGACACAACACCGCCAGACGCATCCCTATATGAAGTCGGGGCAAGAGCAATCGTCACCGCTGCGGTGCCGCACGTTCCCGCCACAACAGCCACCTTGCCCGACGCGTACTCCGTTGCATCCCGCAGCGTGAGCGTGTTCAGCGAACTCCCGGCCGCCGTGGCCGTGCGGTCGAGGAACTCAACGTCGATCGCGATGCGACCCGACACGCTCATCGGTAGCTGCCCCACTTGGCGGAATCGAGCAGCGACTTCACGCCAAACGGGATCTCCGAGAGGCTCACCGCATCCGCCGCCATTCGCCGCTCGTACCACATGCCCACGAGCCAGAGGATCGCGTTCTTCACCCGCTGCGGGGTGCTTGCCCCGGTCGCGTCACGCCCGCCCCACCATGTAACGGCGACGGCGTTGTAGTCCAGAAGATGCGAGGGCCAGGAGCCGTTGTAGTTCGTGCGGAGAACGCCGGGCACGCTGTCGCGATCCACGCGGTACTCGGAGGTCGAGAGCGTCGCGGTGCTCTGGTTCTCCAGCGTGTAGGTCACGCTCACCGCCGTGGTCGTGCCAGCCGATGCCATCGGTGGCCGAGGAAGCTCGATCTCCACGGGGAACGAATCGAGCGTCATGCGGTACTGGGCATGAACGAAAGTCTCGTCGCAGTACGCCTCGCACCACTCGCGAGCAGCCTTGATGTACGCAGAGATCAGAGCATCGTCGGCGTCGGTATCGACTCGACAGTGCGACTTGGCTTCGGCGAGCGAGACCGGCTCAACCGTCGGCTGAGTCAGAGTCTTGAGGCTGCGGTATCGCATTCGGTTTCCTGCCGCGTCGCGGTCGTGCGTCAGCCCGCTCGACCTCGGGCTCGGCTGTCGCCGTCTCGATCAGATCCATCTGCGACTCTCGCACGGCGATCCCGTCGCGAATGAGCCGCTCCGCTGTCTCGTTCTCGCACTCGACCACCCGCCCGACCGTGTAGGTCGAGTAGTTCTGCACCAGTTTGATTTTCACGATTTGGGGAGACTCCATGCAGTTTTAGGCTTACCGTTCGCGGTGTAGTCGCCCACGTACTGAAACACCGGCTTCTGAAGATCCGGCCCCGGCCAGACCGACACGTACTCGCCGTGGCCGATCGAGACGCGGGGCGTGATGTAGACGCGATTCCCGGCGGCTCGGAACTGCCGCCAGAAGTGAATATCCGCATCGACCCGCCCGTCGCCGTACTCGCCCTTGGCGTTCGGCTGGTCTTGAAACCAAGGCTTCGGCGTTCGCTTCAGAGCCCGCGTAGAGATGAGCGTGCAGCCGAAGTGAGCACTGTCGACTTCCTGCACAGGCTCCGCGAACCACGACATCGGCAACTCTGTCGCCCCGCCCTCGGGCGGCTTGTCCAGCGTGCCGGGCAACGTGAACATCGGGCGACCGTCTTCGCGTTTCACTTGCAGCGGGGCAAGAGCGTCGCACTGAAAAGCCATCGCGAGGGCGACGAGTTCGCTCACTTCACGCTGCCCCCAGAACGAATCAAAGTCAGTGCAGAGGATGTACTCGGTCGAGTCGATGAACTGCTCCATGCACCGCTGGAGCACTTGCCCCCAGAGAG